AGGGTCTGAGCATCATACTCTTCAGGATCCCACTGACCTTCAAGCCCATAGCAAGAACAGTGAGAACCATACGTCCAGTAATAGCGATCACCGTTGCGATAGATCACGTTGGCGTAACCTTCATAAGTAGGCGTATCATAACCAGCATATATTACATCATCAGGCTCAGGCAAGTCCATTTCAAACTCGCGCCGAACGTCAGCCCACGAATCAAAAGAACCTTGATAAACTTCCATCTACTTCAACTCCATTTCCTGTAAGATATATTCACAAGTTATGACGCCTTCATCACAACCTAGAACTTCATTCATCTCAATAACTTGCAGTTTAGCTTCCTTTTCATCTTTGAAAGCACCAACAACATCACACCAAGTTTCAGCACCGTCTCTATAAAGTCGGTGTATCAAATAGACATTCATCTACTTCACTCCAAATAAAACATCACCAGCATCAATGGGGAAACGAGCGCCCCATTCCATAATTTGTTCCTGATCTTCTTCCGCAGTATTTCCTGGACGAAGATCGGAAATGTAATACTTGATGCCTCCACGATCATCTTCAACACGAACGATACCGCATCCTTTAAACCAACGAACATCAAGAACTTTCATTCTACAACCTCAATTCTATCTTCGGCTTGCATATACCAATCGGGTGCGCGAAGGGCAGTATTCCTCGCATTGACACTACGGATACGTTCTTTCGCGGCGCTATAAGAATCGTAATCTTCATGCCAATAATCTTGACCCCAACCACGCTCAGATTCTACGAGAAAGATCCGATACTTCATTTTCTGTCCTTTCTATATCTTACGTCCAATTGTAGCAGGATCAGTGCCTTCTGTCAAGTATTGAACCGCGCCCTTGTTATATGCTGGCGCAACTCGCGTCTTCTTACGTTCAATTTCTTTGATAGTAGCTACAGATTCCTCACGGTCGCGCTTCCACTTATAGTCATCAACGGACCGCTTGAACCCATTGCCGACGGAATTCGACAGCGGCGGCAGAGACTTCTTGACCATCGGCTCAGGCAGATTGATCGGTCGTTCTTTGACCGAACCACTCAGAATGGACTTGAAATAAGCCTTGCGTTCCTCGCGCAGGCGCAAGGTCTTCTTAGACGGCTTCTTGCGTCCAGATGAAGTCTTAGTGTATACGAGTGCCATTAGTCATAGTCCTTCAACATTTCCTGATAGGAACCAGGCACAAACATTATACACTCAGACGGTTCGTAAAACAAGATCAAACCGCCAACCCAAGTGTTTCTGACATTCCAACTTTTTTCGTACCGATCATAACGGTACATAACCGCCATCACACCCAACCTTCGGAATACTCTTCCTGCTCCGTCTTGTAATGCTCATGAAGATCAGTCAGAAAGGAATTGATATCTTCAAGAGGAATATCCATGATATACTTTTCGTTTGAAACAGTCAACATATATTCGCGCATTAGCTGCGGAATTTCATCATATGAAAAATAGGGCTTACGCATTTTCAATCTTCTTATGCTTACTCTTACGACTATAAATCTTCTTACCTTTTACGACCTGTTTTCGATATTGTGGGCGCCATAAGGCTTTCGCTACATGATTACGCATATTCCATCTCCTTATGATTGAATTATAGCAGATGACAGGATCGGTGTCAAGCTGCCATCTCTTCCTCTTCCTCGTCCACAAAGCCAGAATCGGCATTATAGTGATCAGCCAGTTCGTCCCAGTCAACACGGCGCAGGAACGCATTCATGATATCAGCGGCAAGGCTCGACTCGGGAACCTTGTCCATTTCCATTTCGACAATCATCTCTTCAAGATAGATGCTATTAAGCTTCTGCTCGGAAGCCATGATAGCAAAAGCATCACCGTACCAGAGTGACACATTCCAGGTTTCGTAGTTGGCCCAACCGTTATAAGACATTAGCGCATTTCTCCATATTGGACAAGCTTGATATTGAACAGAAGCATTTCAGCTTCAAGTGATTTGTAGATTGCTTCGACCATACTCTTGGTCTGATACTCACGGCGGATCACGCGGCCGTCATCAAACTCTATTTGATAGTAGTATTGCGGACGCATTAGTGAGTGCCCGTCCAGACAACACGGCCCTGCCAAGAGTTTTGGTCGCCGATGAAGGCGCGGGCAAAGTTGGTCGCGGGAGCTTTGAAAGAAGCGGCCTTGAGAACAGTGCCCTTCGGGAACTTGCCGTTCTTGTTGCAGATGAACGAGTGAACCGATTCCACAACACCGTTCTTAGTCTTGACGACCTTGATGTAGGACGAACCAGGCTGGAAGTCAATGTCAAACTCAGCAATCATTTGCTGGACGTGCGGATCGGAAGCGCGAGAACCCCACCACTTGCGATAGTCGGCCTTGATATGCTCGGCATACTGGTTCAGAAGCGAAACGGGGACGTTGAAACTAGCCATGATTAAGCAACCTTCTTGAGGAGAGTGGGAGAAACTTTCCAAGTGGTCGAACCGACCAGAACCTGGAACGTCTTGGTGTTTTTCTTGATCAGGGTACCTGTCTTGACGCCGCGAGTCCGAGCATCAAACGACACGGTGTCGCCGATCTTTAGTGAAATCTTGGTCACGCTATTGGCGCGAGCCGCAGCGGACTTGGCAACAAACATCAGGTCTTCAGCAGAAAGCTGGTCGAGCAGCTTGTGAATCTGAAGGAGGGGGGTCTCAGTGGTCATCTATCTTTCTCTCTCTTACTCTTAATATATGGGGATGGACAGTCGGTTTTTCAAGACTGAATTAGGCATACCTGCTATGCGCTGGACGCATGGGAAGAGGACCAATGAAGAAGCGGTACAGGGAGCGCAGGAAGGGAATCTTTCTCATCATCATACACTATAGATGGGGTTGGCAAGTCGGATTTTCAAGAGTGGAAATAGCATACCAGCCATACACTGGATGCATGGCTGGCTAAGTCGTTGATTTTATTGAGGTTTTGCTAAGTGCTTGATTTTATTAGGTTTTTAGATTACGAATATATTGGCGAACAAATGCATCGTCCAGTTGTGCGCCCATCTTTTTCAACTGGCGGTATTCCTTCGCATATTCTACACGGAACATGCGAACCAGTCCTGAGTCGGACTCAGTATGAAAACCCTTTATAGCATTATATAACATTCTTCCCCATGCGGTCATGGTAGGTAACTCCTTTGTCATGTTGTGATTACACTAGTATATAGTATTTCGCAACTGCGAAACAAGATGACAGGATGTCGCGGCTATGATTTGATGTGGGAACGATGGACTTTGACCATGATCCATTCGTTATAGAACTCATCAGGTCTTTCTAAGACCTCGTGCTGCATTTGATACTTGGCCTCCCAATAAGAAGCCGTACCTCTCGTCTTACACAGTTTTAGTATTTCACGCTTGAACTTATCGGCACCGATTGCTTCAATGTCGGCCAGCAAAACTAGATTTGAACCATAGTAGTTTTTCCAACCACTATCTTTCTCAACTTTCTTCTTGCGAGTTTTGCCTTTGACCTTCTTGCGCTGAACAGACTTAAAGATTTTCTTGCCGATATATTTTTTGCCAGTTTCAAGATTAGTGATGATATAAACGAAGGAAGCATGTCCCTCAATCTCTTCATCACTAATCTCTTTGCCGTTGTATAACCACATAACACTCTCCTATGAGAGTATGTATGTCAGTTTCCTAGTTCGTAAGGATCAGCCATTGTACTGAATGATCCTGCTGGTCCAACAGCGCCCGTCGGATATTCAGACTTATATGTTGAACCTATAGCGCCTGTAGAATGTGCTACCGCGCGAGTAGGACAGTTTGCATTGTTACAGACATATCCCCAAGCATTATTACCAAAATATTTACCACAGACTCCGCAAGCACTAAGTGATCCAATAGATGTTATCTTTGGAGAAGAAAGCTTCTTACCTTCTTCTAGCCCAGCAGCGAAACCTTCCTTGAATCCCTTCGCATAATCATTACTCATAGAGTCCTCCATATCCAACTCCACAATGTTTACGAATTGCATCGTAGTCCATATAATGCTCTGTGAATATCCAACTCAGTATTTTACTCATTATCATCATCCTCTAAATCAACACCTTCTTCATCAAAACATTCTTCACCGCAGAAAGAACAGAAACGTGGCTGCCCTTGTGTTTCTTCGTAGTCGTAAAGCACTTTGTATGATGACTCACAGTAGTTGCATTTAATCTTCTCTACTTCTTTTGTCATATGTGAATCCTTTAGATTTCACAGCCACCAGCAACACAAGCTAATTCCTGTGAGCCAGTCGTGCTGTCTCTCTTCTCGTATTTAGCGAGGTCTGCCCAGTTCACATTCTTAGGCATCTTCGCAAGGAGTGCTTCATACTCTTCTTTCGTGCAGTCCTGATATGGTGCTTGACGATATACGTGGTCGCTGAAAGGTAAGAATGATACGCCAGACATTTCGTCAAAGTGGTCGTAGACCCATGCACCAACTGCTGGCCATTCTTCTTCCTTTACAGAGATAGTAACAGAAGGCTTGTGTTCACACCAATGACGCTGATAAGTCAACCACAGTTCAAGCTGTTCAATAGCAGACATGTCCTTACGGAACACAGCATGATCAGGAGACTTCTGCGGGAATGAGAACACATATGTATGCTCAGGCTTCGTCACATCATCTTCGACAGGGAAGCCCATGTCCTTCATCATTACTGCGAGTGGATCCTTCTTATCTGCACGAACAGTTCTAATATAATAAGGGCTATGGCGGGCATGAATGCCAGAAGCGGAATCAACGAGTTGAGATACAGTGCCAGAAGGCTTGACGCAAGTAATAGCAGCACTGACAGGTATATTGAGTTTGGCAGCCCATAGTTTATTAGTTTTGACAGCTTCATTACGTAGTCCCTCTAACATGTCAGCAACATTAAATAATCCCGTAGCCTTTGCTGCATGACCATTTGTATATTCATTGTCCATGATACCAGTCAATGACACACCAAGCAAACGCTCTTCGCTGCAATTCTCTTGCCACTTCTTGCTGAGATACTTGAAGTTGATCAAGGTTGATTGGAAGGTTCCGAGAATCGTTGCAAGCTTAACCTTGCGCTTAAGCGACTCTGGGGTATCGTCACCACGAACGACCACCTCTGTGAGATTACAGAACTCGCGGGAACGTAGAATGATTTCAGAACATGGGTTGGTGCCAAAATCGTGATCTGGATCACGGCGGCCGAACTTCTCCGCTTGTTTCTTAGATGCCTGACGGGAAAAGATACCACGTTCACCGCTGCGCGACTCATAGAGCGAAAGCCACTCGCGCATGAAGATACCAACGTCTGGTTTTTCTTTTGCGACGAATGAGTTATTTGCGAGGGCACGTTGGACGTTTTCTTTCCACCAGTCACCAGACTTCGCAACGCGCATACGGTCGTCTGAAAGGTCAGATAGAGAGATAAGAGCGGAACGACGAACACCACCAACAACCACGATCTCGGCAATTTTACATACAATGTCGTGGGCCTCCAAAGTTGATAGACGGCGACCAGCGGCCCTCTTGAATGTTGCAACAGTGAACTTAAACAAATCTTCAAGCGGACCTGGACCAGAA